CAGAAGTACAGAAGGTAATCATTGCTCGTAGGATTGGGATCAGTCGAACACAGGAGAGAGCAGCCCCAACTCCTGCAACTGCAACTAGTTATTCCAGTTAAGAAATAAATTATATATAATCTAGGGGAGGATAATAGATACCTTCCCTAGATAAGCAAAGAGGCCCAGCGGATCACCACGGGCCTCATTTTGCATCTATTTATTTATAACTAGTAGAAACACTCACAGGTATAAAAGAAATAAAAGAATTTAACCTATACCATCATCTTGCATTCCATTACCACATGAACAATTTCCACCACATCCACACATAAGTCCCTCTATTGGACAGGTTTCACATCCACATTCATTTATAGTTACCATATAACTCCTCCTTTACTCATTCTCCATTAATTTCATTCCAAGAGCAATAATTCCACCAGTACAACCAGTAGCAATCTCATTCATTCCATAAAAAAGCCCTAGTCCAGATAGCACCCCTAGTACAATTATAGCTAAGAATATTTGCGGTCTAAGTTTTCCAATCATAATACTTCTCTCCTTCTAAACTACCTCTTAAAATTAATCTTTTTACGCTGAGTAGGTTCATCTAAATGTTCGATTCGTCTATACTCATCCAACTCAATTTGTATTCTACCTTCTTTACCCCAATCAGTAAAGCAATAATTTTTTGCCCTCTTTAAAACATCAACAACCTTTACGAACATTGTCATATCCCTACTCCCTTCTAATATTTAAATTTTATATTGAATTATATTCCTCTGTAAAAAAGTCTAAAAATTGTTTAGTTATACTCATCTCTGGTGAATACCATGGATGCAATGATTCCTTTGCTGCCTTCCTTGCTTTTGCTGCAACAGACTTACTATAATCAGGAGAGTCCTCATCTAACTTGTCTCCTAAGTCCTGTCCAGATTCATTAACTGTCCACGGCGGTTTATGGTTTATAGGTATCCCCCAATTATTAGTTTCCACTTCAATTACAGGAGTATACCTCATTCCTTCAAGTGGTTGCTCAGAAGGAAATCCATACTCCCTTAATAATTGATGATGCTCTGCATCTCTAGCTTCGTAATTATGTAAAGTATGGAATGATTCCCCACTCTTAAATGGGTCTTTATTATCTGCTTTAGCTAATATATTTGTAAAGACAGACATAGTATCATGCCCAAATTCACTACATGCACAATCTGCAGATTTTTGCAGTTCCTGCCATTTTCCAAATGACTTAATAAAATCTATATTACCATTTTTATTTTCCATAAGCACAATCTCCAATACTGTAGATTTTTTACTCTTCGCATTAGATGTTGGATCACCCCCCTCAGAAGATATATTAGGACTATATAACTTACACCAATCATCTGGATGTATATTACCCATAATTAATTCACAACGTCCAACTCCATCCATTTCACTATGGACAAAAAATTGACATGATTCACACTTAATATTTACATTTAATTCAGGTTCAGTTGCATGTCTTAATCCTGCTTCTTCTGGACTAATTTGACCCTCTCGTTTTTCTAATTTAATTAAACAACTACCGTCGATACAAGAACCTGTGGGAGTTGCAAGACTTTTTAATAGGTCGAAACCAGCCCCTTGATTCACACCCTTTTCACATACAGTAACTTCTGCAAGTTCCATTTCGTCTACTTGCATATAAGGCATTAAACCTTTCTGCATATTTTGAGTCTTAGTAGCTGATCCAGCTATAGAATAGCTCTTAAGTTTTCCATCATTAATTTGATCTATAACTCTTTGAGCTATTTTAGTGTCATCTCTAATTTCACATATAAAATATAGACCTTTACTATCAACTCCTGATCTAAATATTGAACCATTTGCACTGATATATGCAGGTAATGCCCATCCTACTTGAACATCGCTGTGAAGTACCATAGCATTACGAGTACGAAAGTTAGCCATATATCGTGTAAAAGCACGAGAAAGGGCATCAGTAGTAATCATATGTCCTTCTCTATCAATTAATTCTACTGAAGCTGGGCCTCCAACAACCAAAGGTTCTGTCTCTGCAAATTCTTGAGCCGCCTCTGTATATTCAGGGGCGTCAGGGAATGCACGAGACAAAGTTAAAACTTCTGCTTTTGAAGCTATTCCAGCCTTCCAGAGTCTTGTATACTCTTCAAGAGCATCTTGAATATCCTCAACAGTTGTTCTTCCACTTTGTTCTTTCTCTAACCATGTTATTTCAGCATCATCTGATGCCCATGCATATAGAGCATTATCACTACTCATTCGTATCTTCTCCTAAACGTAATGTGTTCCCCAAATAACTCCACTAACTGTAGGCGTATTCTGTGCCGCAATCAAAGTAATTTTATTGTTAAAAGCTAGAGGGAAATTACTTTCATATGTAGTTGCACCAACAACAGGTATTCCAGTTGAAGAAGAAGCTACAGTATCAAAAGCTACGTATACGATATCAGCAGCTGTTGCTGATTCATTCTTAATTGTAATTCCTCTAATGAGAGCCAATCCCGGTCTCTTAATAGATGTAGATGCATTAGCCGTTCCTGTCCACTCATAATCAATTCCAGTGTCTCCATCTACGTAAGTTGATACTGCAATAGTATCTTCACGAACTTCAAACATAATTTTATCGACATAAAAATTAATGTTATGTTGTGCTGTAGTAGTTACAGATAGTCTGTATGTTGCGGCTGCTGTACTTGGAGCAATTGTATATTGTGCGGTTAGTCGTCTCCATGAAGTTGCTAGATTGTCCGATCCTGATGTTGCAAGAATTGAACCGTCAGAATCCATTATCTCAAGAGTAACTGCTCCTGAGGCAGAAGCTCCTCTATGCTCTATATTAACTGATAGATGTTGAGGATTAACACTAAAAGGTATTGTAGGGGAAGTCCAATAGAAACCCTCGTCTGCCGCAGAGTTTGCTGGATTCACTAGAAGTGATGCTGCTCCAACAGATTGTTGCCCAGTATCTCTAGATATTGCTGACCCAGATGCCGTGAACATAGTAATGTCTGCTGCTTCAACTCTAGGATTAGTTACCCAGTTAACTGCTGTTTCTCCCCTATCGACAGTAAGTAATGTAGATAGCGTAGTAGAGGTTGCTTCTCTAAATGGTTGGTATCGTGTATACGGATGTACAGATTGTCTCGTAGAGAAATCTACTTCCCATCCTCTGTGATCCGTGTGTCTTTCATTTGCCATAAATTATACTCCTAATCTCATTCGTATTAATCCTGCAATAGCCCCTAATACAACGGTTGCATGTGTAAACAGGATTACTGTAAAAAGAATTACGGATTTAGCTCCATATAGTTTAGTTCTCCAAGCTCGTAAATCGTCTAACTCAGAGTTCATTCTCTCAAGACTTTGACATAAAGTTTCGTTTAAATTATTTTGAGTTATTATATACGTATCTAATCTCTCCATATAAACTGCCAAATCAATTTCATTTAGCCGTTGTTTTTTATTTGTCACTATGCATCACCTCTAGATATGAAATTTATTAAACAGTCCTAAATGTTTTTCAGTTACCCTACCTTGGTCACTTAACCTATTTAACTCTGTCCTAACAATTTCTAAAGCTTTTTCGCCTATCTCAACATCCTTATTTGCAGTATTCTTATCCCAAGTATACGTACCATCCTCATCTCTTTGTAAATTCCATTCCTTATGTTCTTGTTCTGAAAATGATAGGTTTGTTTTCAGATCATGGATTATTCTAATAGTATCTAAATCTCCATGTTCAGGTAATAACATTAATAATAATAGCCTATCCTTTATCTCTAACTCCATATTTATTTCCTCTATTCTAGATTAGTAGCCACCCCCGAAGAGATGGCTAACTAATTATCTAATACTTGTTTAGGCAGCGTACCCATAAAGTTTGATTAGAAGCTTACCAGCATCATACGTAGCATTTGTAGCTTGACTGCCTGTCAGGTACAAATACCCGTCTGCTGGAGGTACAGTTGTTAATCCTTTTGGTGCTAAGATGTTTGTCCAATCTGCACCAGTAGCTAACAAAGCTGTTTCTGTCAAATCAGTTATAAGAGCTTCTTCTGTTCCTGTTGCTACTGTTGCCGAATAGAGATCAATGTCAGGTTCACCCGTTGTAGGTGTCTCAAGACATTGCATATACCCTGCAAGAATAGTACCGTTTACTGCTGCTGTTATCTGTCCTATATGACAGTTAGCTGTGGCTGCTTTACCAATGATATCATTAACTGCATCCCCAGAATTTAGTCCAGTTAGATCAATTACAATAGTTGTTTCTATAATGTTACCAATAGTAACAACTGATGCCTTATAAAGAGTTCCTGTACCTGTAGTGATGCCGGTTCCTGCCGTCATTCTAGCTGTAGTTGACAAGCTAGTTGCACCAGCTATTGAGACAGTACCAGAAATTTCAGTAGCTGCGGATGTCACATTAAGGGAATCTCCATCCCATGCAATTGTAGCATCAGAACCTGTGCCAAAGATAATGGTTTCATCGTCTGCAAAATAATTCCAATCATACCCATATGCGGAGCGAGCCAATACCCTTGTATCACCAGTTACATCTGACATTGCGAACGTATGTTTTGCCATATCTCTATTCCTCCATTATTTAGAGTTATGGGGGTGTAAGCCTTGAATAACCTACACCCCCGATAAAATATTATATTGTGACTAAGCGGTCAAATCGCCAATCTTAGCCTGTGTCCAAATGTTCTTGCATCGCATTTCTGCCATAGTGTAGAGCAAACCCCTTACCACTAGAGCGTTAGCTGCAAAATAGTCACGGTTCTCAACATACTGCGTAGGTTGTGCTACCGCAATTTCCAAATAATCTGTATCAAGTACAAACACATTACTGCCCAAAACTGCATCAGCAGAAGAAACTGACTTAGAAACGTCTGCATCTGGTAGAATTGGAATACCTTGGTATGTAGCCAACACTAGACCAGTTCGAGTACCGGGGAAGGTTCGCTCTGAACCAACACCTACTTGATACTCTTCCTGACCCATATACCTCTGCTGGGAGTTCAAAAGCCTCTCCAACTTAAAGTACTGATCATGCCCAAGCAAGATTAGCTTAGGCTCTCCACCGTTTTCCCTGACCTTCTGAATTGCTGTGTCAAGTAGTGTTAGAGACAAATCTCGTCCTACACCAGAGTTCATTGCAACAGAAGCACCAGCATTCCAACCACCAGCAGTTCGTCCTGCTTGAGTTAGGTCATAAGCTCTGGTATTTGCTCCACCAGACGCACCACCTACAACCATTCCGTCTTCAGCAACAACATCATCAATGGAAGTAAGACCAGCACGAGTGTAAATAAATGCTAGGTCACCATCAGCATAAGCAGTACCTGAAGCAACAGTAACAACACCTGACGAGGTGTTTGCTGCTGAAACAGAAGAACCAGAAGTACGGTCAAAACCTGTACCTACATTGTTCATTCCTACTGTATCACCGATCTTAAAATGTTTAGCGATAGATGCTGGAACGGTAAACGAAGTAGCTCCACCAGCAGATACTATATAAGCACCACCAGCAAGTAGTTCCTCGTTAATTTCCTTTACGTGATCAAGCTGTGCATTCTCGTTCTCCAATGCCAGCACATCTCCAACACCACCTTCTAGTTGAGCAGAGAAGACTGACTTCACAGATGCTCCAAAGGTCGTTGATACGATTCGAGGTAGACTCGATACCGACTCGATGTTGGAAATATCTACTGTCGGAAGAGAACCAGTCTCTGTCACAGGTCGGGATCGTCCCGAACCTCTGTCCGTCCTAACACGCCAACCAGCCGTATTGCCCCATACTGTTCGTGGAACGGCATTGAAGAAACGTGTTTGGTTATTCAGAGCTTGCCACACCTTTCGCCCATATGTAGTATTAAATATGCCCGTAGCAGTATCTACAGTAAAGTAGGTCTGCTTCATCAAGTATTCAGGGCCGAATACTGACTGATACAATCCACGTTGGGATTGTGCTAAATATTCACTAAGGGATGGATTAGCCATGATATTTCCTCCTATTTAAAATTATATTATTCATGTTCTATTTTTAACCGAGAAGTTCCTGTGGAACTCCATCGGTGTTACCAGTTTCTATCTGGTGTTGTAAGTCACGAAGCTGTTTATAGGACAATCCCATTAGTTGATCAACGGTATCTACATTACTATTTCCTTTAACTAAAGGTGTAGAACCATCAACTCCTAGAGGAGTCTCAATACGTTGGGGTTTCTGTAGTCCATTCTCTTCTCTAAAGCCCATCTTACGGAGTCGGCTCTCAGCTTCTTTAGTAACAGCTTTCTCCATTTTGCCATCAAAATTTCTCATTTGTTTTCTAAGGGCTTTTAGTTCTTTTCGCATAGACTTCATTTCTTCTTCTTCTGGCTCATCTTCTTT